CGTAAAGGGTAGTATTTTTCTTGTTTACCTTTCCTATTTCACTTAAATCTGTCAATGTAAACTGCCATTCGATTTCTTCTGTACCGGAATTAAATTTATAGACCTTGCCATCCGCAGCTAAGCAATACAATATATCCCCGTCTTGTGCAAAGTCCACCGCCTGCAAATCATCCTCTCTCCACCAAAGTTGTGACAAACTATCAAATACATACAGATTATAGTTTTCGCCGTTATATAGGCTCATGTATAAAAACCTGCCATTTGTACCCGATACGCCACTAACATAATTTTCATTTAGATTGAGTGATATGTTTGAAGCTTGCCCTCCACCATACCTAAATACCCCTTGCCTATTCAGCATATATAGAATTGAATTGACCTCAACTAATGAGTTATTCTCGGTAGTTCCCGTTTTGCTAACTTCAATAACAGTAAAATTTGATGGTTTTTGACCGTATAACTCATGATGATAGTTCTCTTTGAGTGCTATAACATGATTTTGGTACTCAATACAGCCCTTAAATTCGCCAGGAGAAGCAACATCCACGGCATAAGCTCCTACCTCTGAGGGATTGCCGTCTGCATCTATAAAAGTTGTCCAGTCTTGGATATTACCAAGAGCGCAACCATAAATCGTAGAGCCTTTTACTCCAAATACTCTATTGTCATGGACACATACATAATCAATATCAGGACAACTTCCTGCCTCCGGATATTGATTATCATTGCCTATATTTCCATTCGTTCCGTCTGTTTCGTCATAATATTTCTTATCAGGGAATATACATATCTTTTTATGGAATTCAACAATACTTTTCTTGCCTTCGGAAAGTCCCGAAAACTTCTCTATGCCGTCAGCATAAAACTTGCCATCTGCTATATAATAAAGCTTCTGCCCTTTAAAAATAGCTTGAGGATTGACTATGCCTTGATATATAACCTCTCTTGGTTTCCTTGTAGTAAGTTTAGGATAATCTTTCAAGGATATATTTTCACAATCGATTAACTCATTTGTCGATGCAGATATAGTCCTGTTCAACCCTCGAAAATCAATTATGCTTGATTCAGCCTTTGGCAATTCGTTTAAGATTGGTAGTTTCATTTCTTAAACGCCCCCTTGATATCGTACTGCCTCACAGGGGATGACTGTATTCTTGATTTCAAATAGTTCATGTATTCTCTCATAGCGTTGTTATATAGTGTTATAAAATTGTTATGACTTGGTATATCGTTTGAATATAAGTCAATTTGTGAAGCAACATAGTATTCGTAAATCTCTGAAAATTCCTCCGGCAATAATAACTCGAATTCGTCTATTTCTTCATATTTTAACGGCTCGAATTCATCTTCATTGTTTATAATAAGCCTTAATTTTGCCTCTATTTTGCTTAAAAATGACAATAAGGCCGTGTTTTCTAATATACACGGCTTAAATTCTCTTACTCTATCTATTAACTCTAAAGGTGTCATTACCACACCCCCTAAAATCCTGCTTTTTTCTTTGCTTCCTCAATAAATCGATTGGCAGAGCGCAATTCCCTGTCTTTTGATTCTAACACAGTCAAGACATACCGTGGAATATATACTAATTCCCCTCTCTTGATGATGAAGTTCCTGCCGTTCACTATGACAACAATATCATCCTTGTACTTGTCATCATCTTTAAATGCCATATATGGAACCCTTTCATTCATCCATTTATTGGGGTCAAATGCTTTTTCTTTTTCTTTTACTTTTGTTTCAGCCATAATATCCTCCTTATATTATTGAATTAAAAAGGAGCGTTTATAACGCTCCCTATATTAGTTTTTACCTGCACCGTAGTCATTTTCCTCAGTAGTTGTTTCAAGACGTACCATGTAGGCATCTGTCAAGATAACAGCGCCCTGGATAGCCTTCCAACCCTGAGTGCTTCTCTGATTCAACGGGTCGGCAGTTCCGGCAGAACCTTTTGCCTTAACTATGTTTTCCAGTCCTCCGCCTTCGATGGTAGTTACGCCGTAGGCATCCTCACCGATTATAAGGGTAGAGTATACGTCACGGCCCTTAGCTCCTGCTTCTCCAGGATACACCACATCGCCATCTGTCGGAGCGTTTTCTGCCGGAGCTGCTTCAACCACAAAGGAAGCGGCGCCTGCATTGCCCGCAGTTGCAGATTCAATAGTGTATAATACACCATCAATTATTACTTTCCTTCCCGCTAAAGCCGTAGCATCAGCAGCAGTCAAAGCCTCATCTATTGCAACAGTCTTAGTTCCTGCTGTATAGCTTGCTACTGTCAATTCTCTTGCTTCTGCCGTCAAGTCCTCAGCATGGAATATCTTAGCCTCCGTAGACTCTACAAATCTTACACCTTCTATCTTACCGATTTCACCATTATACCAGTTCTTCGGGTTATAGTTGGTTACAGACTGCCATTTATTATCTTCCGTCAGATGATAAGATACGTCAGGATGGATTATCGCAACGTAGCTGTCCCCTCTTTTCTTAGCAAGGTATCTCTTGAGGGTTTTAACAGCGTTCTTAATCATCTTTACAGTGATGTAGTCGTTTCCGGTTGATTCTCCGCCTACAAGCAAGTGCCTTGCGAGCTTAGAGCCATCGCCGTACTGGACATTAGTTCCGGTATTAATTATATCCCTTACAACCGTGTCAAGGGTTCTTCCTGCCTGGTCACCTAAATCTCGCAAGTTATCATTTATTATCGGGTCAATAGCAGTAAGTTCCAATACATCGGAGGTAGTGATGTAGTCACCAAACTGATGAACAGTAGCATTTATTGCCTTAACCTCGATTTTTCTTCCGTCAGGAGTTACGCCTTCAGTAAGAGGAACGAGTGCTTTCGGCAACGGGTCACGCCTTCTCCATTCCTGTACTTTACCGCCTCTTTTCGGGATTGGTTTCTTCTGCCCGAATTGGCCGTGTACCAATAAGGGTTTTGCATATCTTATAAGATTTTTGTTATAATAGGTTTTCATTTCAGGACTTAAATCTTGTCCTGCACCCGTTTGAGTAGTTACGTTTGTGTTAGGATTTGCCTGTAGCATCATTGCCATGGTAAGCGTTAATGCTCTTTTACCAATGTTTGTTTTTGTAAGCAGCAACATTGAAGCTGCCAATATTATAAGCAATATTAAATACATATTTTATCCCTCTCTTTCGTTATTTAAAATGTAATTCGCTCCCCTCTTGCAGCCCTTTCTTCCAATTCAGCAATTTGCTCATCTGTCATCTTGGAAGGGTCTAATTTGATTGAAGCGGCTTTTGTTCTTTTTGTTGCATTTTCAGATATTCTTGTGCCTTTTGCTTTCACGTTGTCGATTACGTTTTTCTTTGCCTTTGCCGTCTGCTTCTTTACAAGCTCGTCAATATGGAGTGCATCATAAGCTTGCTTGAATGGAATACCATACCCTAACATTTGCAAAAATCTTTTATTCTGCATTAGTTCGTCAGGTTTTATATCTCCGTAAAGCTCAGGATTACTCTTTGAAAGCTTCTCACAGTCAGCCGTAAAAGCATTTATAAAAGCCTGCTGTCTTTGTTGCTCCTGCATGGCTCTAAAATTTCTTAGTTCTTGTTGTTCTCTTTGCTGTTGTAGCAGTTTTTCTTTTGTCGTACCTCTTTGATAAGCAATATCCTCTAAAAGTTCCTCAGCCTTTTTCTTTAGTCCTTCGATTCCTTCTACCTCAAAATATTGCTCAAAGGTATGTAACAAGTTATCATATTCCTCATTTTTCTTTCTTTGCTCGCCGAGTCTTTTCCCTATTATATTATCCATGTAGGCTTGATGCTCATCCTTTGTTTTGAATACCATGAAAGGCTTATCATCTTCCTCTTCCTCTTCGGATTCCTCTTCACCACCTTCCGTATCTTCCTCGCTTTCATCGTCATCAAACTCATCAAACTCATCATTCTCATCATTCTCGGCATCATCGTCGACGTCAACAATTTCATCATCCTGCTCGCCGTCTACAGGATTGTCTATTTCTTCATCTTCTGCGGCGAATAATTGTAACTTTAATTTTTCAAATATCATTATATCCTCCTGCACCCTTTGGGCGAAAATTTAAAATTTATATTTATAGCGCTGTACTACAGCGAGATTAACGAATAGGATTATTGACTAATCCATCAATGTTTCTTTTTAGTTGCTCGATATGAGCTTGTTGTTCCTCTATCTGCACCTGTTGCGCCTGGATAATCTGCTGCATCTGCATAAATTCTTGTTGCATTTGCATCATCTGATTATACATTTCCCCATTTTCTTTAACCTTCAAGAGCAACTTCTCTTTGCCGTCAAATATCATATTCTCTAACAACAATGTTGCAGGAATAGCGGCCCCCGGATTGAATACTCCACGCTCAAACAAATCTAACATCATTTGGTTATGCGATATCGTGTTAAAAGGATTCTCCTTCTGTGGTATAATTTCTATATCATAAACAGGTTTTCTATACTCAGGCTCCCATTCCGGATTAGGTATTTGATTTCCTTCTGCATCAAGCAAATATGCCTCATCCATATTGGTAATCTGATTTATCATATTTTGATTGTTAAAAGTAATATATTGGGGTTTACCGTCATCTCCGATAATGCGAAATTGTCTGTCCTCTGAATAGAACTCCCTTATCAGCTCAACAACTAAAGTAACAAGCTTTTTAAAGCTCCTGTAATTGGATTTAACTAAGTCTCTTGTAGTTTTGTTTCCTGCTTCCTGTAATGCTGCAATAGCCCCAAAGGCTGTAACTCCTCCTGTAGTGCCTCCCTGGTTAAAATCACGATTACCCGACAACTCTTTCATTTCTTGTATTTTGTCCTGCCTTATCTTTGTAACTATATCTGGTAATGGATTTGCTTGAAATGGTCTTATTGCACTATCGTCTACTGTAGTCGAACTTACTATTACATCCTTAGATAAATCAATTATGTCATCAGGATTTACTCCGCCGTCCTCTTTTGTCAGCCATCTTTGCTTAGAAGCAACTATGCTGTTGTTGAGTGATAGAGTATCAAGTTTATCTACATACCCTTGATTGTTTTTATTCATATCAATCAAGCCCATGCCTTCGAGAGTGCCTTCAAGGCTTATGTATTGGTCGATAATAAAAGGATACCTGCCATGAGCGTATATCCCTGTTTGAGCTGTATCTGCGTTTGTAATCGATGATTCAAGCACTACATCATTTGCAATCTTAGTAAGATGTACTATTTGCCTGCCATCCTCTGCAGTAGTCCTTTCATAGCAATCTATAACAAGTGTTTTATTTGCTAATATTGTTTGGTCTTGCCCTTCGTAAGTTTTAATCTGAACAGCATCTTGACCGCCGTATGTTTCAGCACTCTCAGTTAGTTTATCGGGATATTGCTCTTTAAGGATATCAGTATCGATTAAAGAGGTTACGAACACATATCTGCTATCCTGTAAGTTGGTGCAATTCGGCTCCCAATAAATCCTTAGAATATCCAGGTAATTGATTACAATGTCACCAAGCCCATTCTCAAGGGTATCATCCCAGGTAACAGACAAACAGCCAATACCTTGCTTGATTTTATACATACAATACTTATCATAAACATCATCCCAATTTGCATTTTGCATAATTACAGGGACAACTTTAGTAAGTCTTTCAGCTTCCTCCTCATCGTTCTTTTCCCTTGCCAGGAATACCGGAGCAGGCTGATTGTCCATCAAATCAGCGTGTTTGTTTAAAATTGCATTAAGTAAAGTACCACTCGTAGGTTCGTTGCCCTCTGTTTTGTCAATTAAATATTGCCAGTATTGCTGCCTAAACCAATTTTCATTTTCGATAATTTTCATATCGTAAGCTTCCCTTGCAGTTCTATACTCTGTAAAGGCATCAATATATTTCTTAACATCAATATCTTTTATTTTATGTAAAGCCGATTCATCTGTAGGTTTTATTATTTCAGACAATCTTCCAACCTCCTTTCATTTATCCTTCGTAAATAATTTTAAGACCATATGCTTTAGCAGCTTCATGTTCAATTCTGCAACCTCTTGTATTTTCCCAACCTTTACAGAAATATGC